TAAGCCACCGATTGAACAGGCTTTAAAGTTAATACTAATTTTCGAAATTCAGCTTCTCTTGACGCTGGGATTACCGCATTAACTCCTAATGTACTTGAACTGATAAAGAAAGTGTGAAACAAATCATCCCCTACATCAAAAGTTAAATCCACATTTGGGTCAATGTGATTTGCTATCTTATATGTCTGTGTCTGTCCGTGCTGACTTGATCCGTGACTTTTCGGTCCGTGTTGAATTTGATAAGTAAGACTTGAGATTGCAACTTCTTGAACCGTCCTAGTCTCCCATCCTCCTGCTCCATCATCGAAACGATTTTCAAAGACATAAACGTCGAAACCTGCGTCTCTTAATTGCTTTTGAATATATCTGTAATTTGCTCTAGGTTTTATTATACCTGGATGATTCATTTTGCGAATAATCGCTAGTTTTCTGTCCGCTAAATCTGTTAATTCGTTTGTTGGAAGTCCTAGTGTTCGCTCCCAGTTGAGTGCGTCTGTAGCTGTGAATCCTGCCCTATCTGGAAAAATAGAGTCGTAAATACTTTGAATATCATTTTGAAATGTTTCCTCTATCTCATTTACGCCAATTTGAAACTTTTCAAAGTCACTTCCTGTAGGCATGTTGTATGCTCTGCCTTTTGGAAGTAATCTTTTTGATAATTGGAGTAATATGTTGGAAAAGAATGACATCCCTTAAATATAACTAATTGAATTCAAATACGGAATTATTCCACCAAGAAATTGATATTGCGTCTGAGGAAATGAATCAACCGAAAAGGTGACATTCGCAAAAAATGCACCCTCTGGACTTGCGTTTATTATTTGACTTCCAAGTTTGTTTGATGTCAAAACATCGTTTCTTTTTTCTAAAATGTCAGCTCCTGCAATAAATGGTCTTACCGTTTTCATGTAAGCCGTCAAAGTGTCCTCGATGGTAGTTTCAACCTCTGATGTCAATCCTTGATAACCTATGATTTGAATGTCAATCGGGACTGCCGTGCATGATAGAACATTGTTAGCAATTACACCCAAAGGCCTTCGTCCTCTTTCGTTGATGTCTTTGGTTACGTCTGGATCAAGTTCTAAAACATCTTCAACGTCTTCCAAAATAGTAGTTGATACACTTCCGCCGTTTCCACTTGTGCCTTCTACATATACGTCAACTTCTCCTGAGTTGCTGTTTGAGGCATAAGGATAGACTGTCTTTACTCCAACCGCATCAAAAGACCATAATCGATAATCTCCAACCGCTCCGCCTTGTGGCTCTAATCTGAACGCTTGTAAAATTTTATCTCTGTAGTCTGAATCTGTCTCCTCATCAATAGGGATTTCGTCTTCAGCCGTTACCGTCGCACCTCTGTCAAGCCCTACAACTGGGCTTGTGCTTGTCAATTTATCGCCAACAATCAAACGCCCCGCTAAACCTAAAGTAAGCGCCCTTACTTGAATTGTATCTGGAGAACTTGACAACTCGAATTCGTTATCTAAAATGTAAAGAAGTCCAGGATTTGAACTGTCATCGTTTGACTTAAATGTTTGACTTGCGTTAATGGTTGCTCCAATCGTTCCTGTTACTTGAATAGTATAAAGTCCTGATGTGGCTGGAAACTTATTCCTGTTGATCTTAATCCGCCCCCATTTCTCAAGTGACCCTCCATTGATTTCTAAATCTGCTGTATCTGGAGTTATTTGCCTTTGAATAAAATTTAGCTGCAAATACATTAATCGCATCTTTGCTGCTTGCTGTCCTATCCAAACATTTAAGAAATTTTTTGTGTCCTGAATGGTCACATTCATAGCTCCTTCAATGCTTGCCTTGATGCTTGATTTAAGTTGTGCTATAGTAGGGATATTAATCATATATATCTGCTTTCAATTAGTTCGGATTTTGTCGCATCCCATACAAAAGTAAATGTTTTTTGGTTTATTTCAGCAATAATTTTTAGTCTATCTAATCCCTCAACTGCAATACTTATATTTACCTCGTCTTCTAAGAAAAGTAAATCGTTTTTAGCTTGGACTTGAATATCTTTCAGTCCTTGAGGAGTAAGTGCCACGTTGTTCAATAAGGTCTCTAGATTGCCATTTGATTCACTTTCTATTAACCAAAAATCATCGTTTAAATTACCGCCAAACCAAGCCAAATAAATTTGATTAAATAGAGCTTCTGTAGTCTCTAGATTGTTTGAGGTTTTGATTATATCGCCACCATTTCCTGTTTCAAAGATACTTAAGTCCATTACCTTGTTCTGGTTACTTTTGGTGAAACGAAATTAGGCGAGTCTTGAACGCTACCTGTTAATCCTTTTTCAAGACCTACATTTACATTTAAATTACCTGACATTGCCAACTCTTTTTGACTTTCAAATCTGACTTGCTCCTGTGTCGCTCTTGTGTTTATAGGTTGTAATTCAAGCTGTTGTTTTGCACTTATGTCCATTGAGTCAATGCCTTGTCCAGCTAACGAAGCAATGTTTTCAAAAAGCGAATATGTCAATTTAAGCCCATCTATTAAAGGCGTAATGAACATGTCAACTAAATTGCTTAATTGTATAAATATTGGCTTAATTCCATCAAGTAAACCTTTTCCTTTATCAAGCAACCACCCGAAAGCTTTTCCTAACAATCTGAACGCTGGAACTACCCAAGATACTAAAATCCTAGCTATTTTCGCAAGCCAAGAGTCGCTCTCTTTGAACCATTTAACTATGTCTTCCCAGTAGATTATTAAAAGTGCTATAACTGTTATCAATGGGTTTGCTATAGCTATTAATACGCCTAACACCCTAGCTATTTTAGCCATCCAAGAGTCACTTTCTTTGAACCACTTGACTAAATCTTCCCAATAGATTATTAGAAGTGCTATAACTGCTATAAGTGCTATAACTGCCGCAACTATCCACACGGTAGGGTTAGCATATTGAGCCGCATTAAGAACCCATTGAGCAGCTGCTTGCGCGTATAATGCTACTGTATTCGCCCTTGATAACATTAATGCCTTACCTTGAACGGCATTGGCGATACCAAGAACTACGCTGTATATTGTAGTGGCAGCGGTTACCGCCCAAGTTACTGCTTGCATAGTAAACATTACTGTTTTGATGGCTAGTAATGTCGTGAGGTAAAAGGCTAATGCAAGTAAAATTACATCTAAACTTGATGTAAGTGCGCCAATTGCTGAGGAAAGTATTTTCATTGCAACTGATCCTTCCGTGTTAGTCGTCACCAAGGTAACAAATTTGTTCTTAAGTTCCTCTATTCTTGTTCCTAGTGTTGCTGAATTGATTTCCGCTGCCTTATACGCTTCACTTGTTCCTGTTACTCCTTTAGTGAAATTTTTGTACGTGTCAATGTTATCAAGTAGTATTAAACCTGCAGTAATGTTTTCTGCTCCGAATGTCTTAGTAAGGAAAGCATCTCTTTGAACAGCACTTGAATAGCTGTTCATTTTCTTCCTAGCTTCTACTAATGCGTCATTGATGTTGAACTGACCGCTTGCATAGCCTAAGTTTGCTGCTTGAAGCCTTAAGACCGATCCTCTTAACTTTGTACCTGCTTCAGCTCCAAATATTGATTTTTGTCCTAATGTTTGAATTAATCCTTGCGATTGCTCCAACGTGATGTTTGCAGAATTTGCAACTGCTCCAAAGTTCTTATAGGCTTCAGCACTTTGAATAATTGAAGAAGCTCCAACCGCATGACCTGCTGCAAGTACATTTATTACTTGATCTGATTGAGAAGCAACCTTGTTGAATTGGTTCATTATACCAACTAGATTTTCGGCGCTTGTTCCTAGTTCATCTCCGCTTGCTTTGCTTAGCGTAATTGCTGCCTTTGATACTTTTGCAAGTCCGTCTGATGTTTTAGCAAAATCTGCGTTTAGTCCTGCAATTTTTTCAAATGACTGGACCACGTCGATTGAGCTTTTCTTTGTCTCTAATGCGACAAGTTTGATTTCTTTTTGATATTGTGAAAATTCATTGTCGTTCAAATCACTTACAATCGTTCGAAAACTTGCTAAATTCTTACCATATTCAAGAATTGAATCAGAAGCGAGGTAAGTAAGCCCAGCAATCCCGCCAGCTACAGCCAAATTTTTAATTTCTTGCCCTACTCCACCAATTGAAGGAGCTAACCTCCTAAATGCTCTCTCTGCCTTGTGTGCCGACCCTTCAACTCTA